GCGTAAACACTCCAGGATTAGTAACCGGCAATCCATGAGTTTTAAGTAGTGCTACTTCTGTTGCGTCTGCAGGATCATTTGCACTACCTGCTGCGGCTGACTGAGCACTATTCCAATATATTGTAGTAGCATCTCCTGCTAATTGTGTGTCGGCTTGTAAGTCTATGTTTGTGCCAGCTCCTAAGCTAACTTTTGCGCTTGCTTTTGCATTAATATTTCCGCTTGTTGCTTCTGCATTAATGCCTCCGCTTGCTTTTAAATCTACTGTGCCTCCTGTAGCATGTAGTTTAAACGATGCATCAGTAGTAGTGTTAATTTCTCCTATTACATGAGAGTTGTGTGTTCCTTTAGTATAATCATCTCTATTAGATTCAACGTGAATTTTCATGTTTTCGTCAGCACGAAGATTCATATCGTTCTTGCTTTCTATTTGTACATTGCCGCTTGTTCCGCCTGTAGATAAACCATCTGAAAATCTTGCACTAGCTCGTATATTAACATTTCTTCCGCCTTCGATATTTACATCGCGATCGGCTGTAAAGTTTAGATCATTGTCGCTGTGAATGCTTACACTATCATTAGCATATACATCAATTTTACCATCGCTTGATAATTCTATCCACGCTGTTCCTCGTGAATTACCAATGTAAATGAAATCTTCTGTATTGTGCATTAGTATTTGATGACCGCTACGTGTTCTAAGTCTTGTTAGTTCATTTTGAGGAAGTGTAGGATCGCCGCCTGTTTCGCCGCCTTCTACATTTACATACGAAGGTGGACCTTGTTCAGCTGTTGTTTTTCTTAAAAGTTTATCGTCGCCATCGTCCATAACTATCGATGCACCACCTAAGCGGTTTACAAATCTATTTGATCTTGCATCTAGTTGGCCTGATTGCCCTTTTGGTGCGCCGTTACGTTTATCAATCGGTCCAGGCGTACTCCATCCATATACACTACTAGGTAAATCTCTTCTAGCACTAGTAGTTGTTAATCCTCTTGCTTCGTCTTGAATAAGTCCTTGTATTTCTAAAACTTGAGTAAAATCTTTATTGTAAGGTTTTTTGAATTTAGTAGGATCTGCACGAGTTCCGGTTTCAATTTTTTTATTGTATTCACCTACGGGTAATTTAGATCCTTTTAAATTACTTGGAGTTGCATCTGTTGTTATTTCAGTACTTGCACGGCCATCAGGAACCATAAAATTCATATATGCATCTTGTATACAGCCAATCCAATAACAACGAGAAATATCACCGTTTACAAATAAAACTAATACTCGTGTTCCCGGGTCCGGTGGCACTGCCCAAAAACCATAACTTTTTTGTGTTGAACTATATCCGTCATTACCCTGTGTATGCTGAAATCCTGTAGTTCCGTAAAACGGTGATAGATATCTTGCTTCAATACTATTACCTATTTTTTCTGGTATACTACCGGCATCGCTTCTTCTTAGAATATCAACTAATAATCCGCCTTGATAATTAGGATCAAGTGTACTAACTACAATTGCTTCAAACGGACCGTTTCCGTGGGTAGCAATTTCATTTGCAAGTACGTTTTGATTTGTCCTTTTACTTACTGCCATTATTGTGGTCCTGTACTATCGTAATCACTTGCTGGAGGTGCGCTTGATTCTTGTTGTGTATTAGTTTGTGTATTAGTTTGTGTATTAGTTTGCATATTTGCTATTAAAGAACGTATTTTATCTCCAGTTCTAAAATCGTATCTGTTGTCTTGTGGAACTAACGGTAAGTAGGGTCTTAAATCATTACCTGATACCTGATTAGTATTACTTACATTATTTGCTACCGGTGCTGCTGGGTTAGTGGTTACTGGAGCAGTTCCGCTTGTTCTTTGTGCTCTAGCATCATCTGTGCTATCTACTGTATTAGCAGGAGGTGGAGTATTTGTTTGACCTTTACCTCTTGGATCATTAGCATCCGGATTATCAGGCGGAGCTGTTGACTCAGCATTTGTTCTTTGTGCTCTAGCCTCATCTGTAGTATCTACGTTTACATTAGAAGGTTGAAATCTAGGTATTGTACCGTCTTTAGGATAATCAAAAGTTCCTTGTTCATTAGGACCAGCACTAAAATGCATAGCATCAGTTGAACTAGCCCAGTTTCCTCCCCATCCAAGACCGTGTTTTGCTGCTAGTGCTACCATAGCTGATCCTGTTCCGTCTAATGGCATATCTGTCCAATCGTCTGTAACTCGCCCTTCTTTACGTACTTTCTTAAAAGGATTTTCTGCAGGATTAATGTCAATTGCTAGTCCTGCATTATGCCAACTATAAGTAGTTCTACTGTATGTGCCGTCACCGTTATTAATTCCAGCTACGGCCGGGTTTCTATAGCCGCCCATAGATCTAATGTCATACCCGTATTCACTTTCAAGTTCGTCTACTAATGCTTGGAAATTTGGAGCCATAACTTTTGCAACTAAGGCACGTTGTCCTGAAGCACTTCGAATTTCAGTTAGATCAGTCGTGTCTCCTGCTCCACTTGGATTAGTTGGTGTTGGTGTGCCAGCTGATCCGCCGTTAGATGAATCTTGGCCAACTGTTTCTGGACGAGGTTGTTCATTACCACTATTTAGAGATTGTGCATTTTGGTCTTCGCCTACTGCATCTGCTCCACTTGAAGGTATAATATTTGAATAGTCTTCTTGATTTTTTCGTCTAATCAAACTTAGTGTTTGTACAAACATATTTTCACGTACAGATGAAACAACTTTTAATACTTTATACACACCACTAAATTGTCCAACTGATTGTGTAGCTAACTCTCCTCCTGGAAAGATTGCATACCCATCTGGTCCATAATCTATAGGTGTTTTAAAATTTATTAAAATATCTACTTCTGATCTTTGATAATCTAAAGAACCGTCAACTGTTAAACTAGTAGTCTGCCCACTGTTTGCTGCATTATAATTTCCTAATCCACTTGACGGAAGATAATAAGGATCGCCCCATATTTCTAATTCAGCAACTATTAAATCAACATCACTATCTAACAATGCACGTTGGAATTGTTTAGCTAGTGCTGCTCCTCTATCTAAATTATAACTACCGCCGACATATGTTAATGCTGTATTTTGAGGTTGGACTACTGTTTCTGGTACTCCGTTGCCTCCTAATTTTATATTGTATGCCGGTATTCCATTTGCTGCAACAATATTTTCTGTATTTCTTGTTTGTTCACCTGCACTAAGTTCACCAAAGTCACCTTGTATTGCTTCAAAGAACGCAGCATTAAATTTTATATCAAATCCTAAAACATCTTCATTTGCGCCACTGTATATATAATTGTATTCTTTAACAATTTGTTTTTTGCGCTCTTCTGCTGAGTGCGAAGTATTTGGAGCAGGAAATACACTTGAATGTACTTCATAAGGAACAATATTAAATACAAAAATTCTAGCTGGTTTTCCTGTTTCTTGTTCAATTTGTTTATCAGGAATAATAAAACATTGTGGTTCAATTTTATACCAACGGATCATTCCTTCTCTATCAGCATATTCTATTGCTTCTCGACCGAAAGAACTAATAGTAACTAGTTCTTCAATTATAGTTTGTATTGATGCTCCAGTATCAAACGTAAATGCAGGTGCGCCTCCTACATTTGATATTTCAACGCCGGCCCTATTATATACTCCAGCTTCGCTATCGTAAGTATAACGATCTAAACCAAATGGCGAATTTTGTTGAGTATTAGGGAATTTTAATAATGATGCACCTATCGAGCTTACATCGCTTACTGCTGTTGATTTTAAATTCTCAAATAGTGCGCTTCCGCTTGTGCCAGTGCCAACCGAATTAAAGAATCCAGTTAACTGACCGTCAACTACTTCTTGTAATTCTGCACCTAATCTAGTTCTAGCTTCTTCTAATTCAGACGTAGTTGCTTGATTAACTGCTGAACTTCCAATATTAGAACTTTGTAATCCATTCTGACTAGTACGCTTTGTTGGAAATCTAATCATATAATAATCAGTTGCTGATATATTTTTTGCAGAAGCTACTTTTTCTAACGCAGAATTTATAATAGTTGTTAAACTTTGTTCACCTAAAGATAATGCTTCTAATAGTGTTGTACCGACTATTTGTGCAGGTGCCGGTAATGTTTGTATCTCGTCCATTAACGCTACTTCATTCCACGGAACTGCATGTACCTCATAAACGCTGCCTGCTCTCTCTACATCAAAAGTTATTGACACTAAACTCATTGGTATTTTTCTATTTGCTTTTTCGACTAATTCTGCGTTGCCTTCGTCGTCCCAACCAATAAAGTCTATTTCAAGCATAAACGGCGCTTTTAGATAATTTGCAAATCCCGATTCTAATGCTGCTGCCTGTAGAGACTGTAGGAATAATCCCATTGAATAAGGTTCGTGTACTTTAAAACTGAAAGGCATTGCTTGAGCCATACCTGAAGTTTTATTAGGAGCAATAAGTGCTTCAAGTTCAAAGTCATCAATAAAATATTCTAAGTTACCCGGTAAACCATTGCTTTGTCCTAATGCATCGTAAATAGTCATTACACGTTTGTTGTCAATGCCGCCACCGCCGCTTCTTAGTATGCTTACATCAGCACCCCTAACTAGATATGTAGTATCTGGAAAATTAATACTATTTGCACTTATAGCACCAAACTGAAATATAGTATTAAAACTTGCATACTTCCTTAGTTGGTTCGGCAAAAATTCGTCTTTGGAAATACCAGCAGGTTTTTGTTCTGATTTAGAAGTTGATCCAACTTCGGACCCAGGAGTTTTATTTACATATGGTATATCTAAATTAATTCCAGCTGCTGAAGCAGCAGCGCCTAAGGATCCTTGAGCCAGTGCATTTTCAATGCCGACACCCAAATCAATAGCCTGATTTAATTGCCCTGTTAGAGATGCAATACCTTTATCAAGACTGTCTACTCTGTCTAGTAAACTTGCACCAAACCCTTGTGCAAAGGAATTTAGACCCGACGGAAATATTGAAGCTAAAGCTGGATCTATATTTGTTAAATTCTTTAGACTAGGAATGTCAATATCCCCTGCAATACCGTTTGCAATATTACGCACTTGATTACTAGCATCTTTGATACCATTATCCATACCAATTTTAAGTTGTGCAAGAGATCCTGACGAAAGTAAGTTTGTAGCAGTGTCAGTAACTCCGTTAGCTTTTGCTAATAAATCCGTTTTTGCTTCTTGTATTATTTTAGGGTTTATCATTTATATTCCTAATGAGTTCTTTAATAAAGACTTTTTCGGTACATATATTGTTGTTCCTGCTATCATATCGTAAATAGGATCTTTTATAACATCCATATTTCTTTGGGCAAACACCCACCATAACTTTACAGTACCATACAAATCATATGCAAGTAGGTCTGGCCTGTGTGTATACTGAGGTTCTATAGTATATTGTGAATCGTCTGCCCTTGCAGGGATTGGACGAATTCTAAGAATATCTAATGCACCTAACTGAGTGTATCCTGTTGTACTCCACGGACTAGTTTTTGGGTATTCCATTATATAAATCCTCTTCCATCTAGTACATAATTTCCGCTAACAAATCCATTTAAATCAAATTGACTAACTTGTCTTCTACTGTAAGTTGGCTTACAAGTTACAGTTATTTGACTCATAGTAGGTACCCATGTTGTTCCGCTACTATTGTATGTAGTTGGGATACCCATGTCATTCATTCCTTCACTCTTTGCATTTAATGAAACAGCAATGTAATCTACTTCTACCGGTAAATCGACTGTAAAGTTAGATATTACAACTGGAATGTTTTTAAAGATATAATCTCCATATCCGTTTAATCTAACTACAGGAGGCGGTGCGCCGTCAGTACCGTAATTCATTTTAGTAACACTTCTTAGATAATGCATGCATGCAACCCAGTAGCGTCCATCTATATCATTTTCAACTGGAAATTCACCAGTTATTGTCATATCATCGGTGCTACTATTTTCGTATACTTGGAAAGGATAGTTTGTATGCACTGGTTGTAAACTATTATAATTTGCACTGTGTGAAATAATTACACTAGGAGTAAGTGGAAATGTCATGCTGTTTTGTGTATTTCCAAGTGGTGCTAATAAATCGCTGCCGCTCATTGTCGAAGGAACACTTAACCTAACTCGCCAGTCTGCTTCTGTACTGCTACTAAACTCTGCAGATGCAGCTCGTTTTTCTGGACTGTCTTCGCTTGGTAAATTTTGACCTCTAAGTTTTTTTGCAAAATTAAATGGTTCAAATACTGCACCTACTGAATCAGTTATATCGTTTACAAAATTTGTTACTAAACTAGATCCAAAGTTGCCAGCTGATCCTAAGAATTTTTGTACTGTAGATTCTGCTTCATCCTTCAACGCACCTTCAGCTTTTGAAACAGCTTGGTCTAGTAAATTTTTTGGATTAAATGCCATATTAGTTATCTCCTATACACTATTTAGTTGACAAAATTAAGTACGTGTATTATAATAAATATAACAATAGGAGACTACCTTGAGAAAAAGAAATTATCTAAACAACAAAGATATTTTATTAGAAATACACAGATCTAAGAATACTTTTAATAGCTATCTAGACAAAGACTTCAACCAGTTTGACATTATTTTACCTAGTGTTGATAAAATTAATAGACTTACTGTTACTGAAGCAAAACGTAATAAAGCAAAGCGTTTAAGTACCGAAGCATACGAAACAAGACGTATGGCTGGCGAGAAAGTTAAACAAGCACAGTGTGAAGTTCCTTATACAGATATTACAAAAGAAGAACTAATCTTTCGTGTTATGACATTTGATCATATACCTGAAGAGCCTGGACGTAAAAAGAATCCAAAAACAGTTGCAGATACAAAGACTAAACTTAATTTTCCACCATTTCAGCATTACAAATATAATGACGAAGGTGAATTAGAGCTAGTAGGCAAAAGTCATTGGGTTGGTGGCATGGAAAATGGACACTTTAGTAAAGGTCACGGATGTGCTACAAATAAACTAGCAATGATGTGGATGAAACTAGTCGATCGGTATGCTACAAGAGGCAATGTACGTGGATACACTTACAATGACGAAATGAAAGGTCAAGCAATCTTGCAGTTATCACAGATTGGTTTACAATTTGACGAATCTAAGTCGAATAACCCATTTGCGTATTACACAGCAGCAGTTACTAACAGTTTTGTACGTGTTATTAATATAGAAAAGCGTAATCAAAACATTAGAGACGACATTTTAGAGATGAACGATATGAGCCCAAGTTATACTAGACAGATGCAAGGCGAATGGGAAGCTGAAGTTAGAAGAAACGAAGAAGCTGCATTTTCATCATTTAAAGAAAAAAATACTTGACAGGTGTAAATTTAGACTGTATAATTAAACATATTAAATATGGAGTCTAAATTTTGTTTAAAAAAGCAGCAGTATTTACAGATATTCACTTTGGATTAAAAAGTAATAGTCGTGTACACAACGACGATTGCGAAGAATTCGTTGACTGGTTTATCGAACAGGCACAAGCTAACGGTTGCGAAACTGGTATCTTCTGCGGTGATTGGCATCACAATAGAAACAGTCTAAACTTAACTACAATGGACGCTACTATACGTAGTTTAGAAAAACTAGGTTCTGCATTTGAACAGTTTTTCTTCTTTGACGGTAATCACGATTTGTACTATAAAGACAAGCGTGATATCAATTCAACAGCATTTAGCAAGTATATTCCTGGAATAACATTTGTTGACGAAATTACAACTATAGATGATGTAACATTAGTGCCGTGGTTAGTTGGAGACGAATGGAAACAAGTAAGTAAAATTAAGAGCAAATATATATTTGGTCATTTTGAATTACCTAGTTTCTATATGAATGCTCTTGTAAAGATGCCTGACCATGGTGACCTTAGAGCAGAACACTTTAAACATCAAGAATATGTGTTTAGTGGACATTTCCACAAAAGACAAAAACAAGGTGCAATACATTACATCGGTAATGCATTTCCGCACAACTATGCAGACACATGGGACGACGATCGAGGCATGATGATACTTGATCGAGAAAACAACAAAGAGCCTGAATATTTAAATTGGCCTAATTGTCCCAAGTATCGTACAGTTAAGTTAAGCCAACTCTTAGATAACACAGATACATTAATTAAAAGTAAGATGTACCTTCGAGTTGAACTTGATTTACCTGTGAGTTACGAAGAGTCAAGTTTTATCAAAGAAGAGTTTATTAATCGATATAACTGTCGTGAAATAACACTAATACCACAAAAGCAAGTTGAAGAAATATCAACTAATTTAGATATTTCTAGTTTTGTGAGTGTTGACCAAATTGTTGCAGGTGAAATATCAGAACTTGATACTGACAACTATAATAAAAAAATGTTACTAGATATCTATGATGGATTAGAATGATAAAAATTAAAGACCTTACAGTTAAAAACTTCATGAGTGTTGGTAATCAAACTCAGGCAGTAGACTTTAACAAAGAACAACTAACATTAGTACTTGGCGAAAATTTAGACCAAGGTGGTGATGACAGCGGATCAAGAAACGGCACTGGTAAAACAACTATTATCAATGCACTTTCCTATGCACTTTACGGTCAAGCACTTACTAACATCAAGCGTAATAATCTTATTAATAAGACTAATTCAAAAGGTATGTTAGTTACACTGCATTTCGAAAAAGCTGGGACCGACTATAGAATTGAACGTGGGCGATCTCCTAATGTATTAAAGTTTTTTGTAGACGATCAAGAACAAGAAATGATTGACGAGTCGCAAGGCGATAGTCGTAAGACTCAAGAGTCTATCAACGAGCTACTTGGTATGAGTCACGATATGTTTAAGCATGTTGTAGCACTTAACACTTACACAGAGCCGTTCTTATCAATGCGAGCAAATGATCAACGTGCTATTATTGAGCAGTTGCTAGGTATAACAATATTAACTGAAAAAGCAGATGCATTAAAAGATCAAGTAAAACTTACTAAAGATGCTATTACACAAGAAACTCTTAAGATTGATGCAATACAAACTGCTAATAGTAAAATTGAAACAACCATTAAAAGTTTGCAAAGTAATCAAAAGGCATGGCTTTCTAAACGCACTACAGACATTATAAAATTACAAGAAGCAATTGACGAATTAGAACATTTAGATATTGAATCTGAATTAGGTCTTCATGAAAAACTGTCAAATTGGACCGAACATAATAATGCTATTTTGGCTCTTAAAAAAGAATTAAGCACATTAGAGCCAGCACTAGTACGTGCAGACAGGAGTGTTGAAAAAGCACAAAAAGACATCGCAGATTTAGATGATGCAACGTGTTATACATGTGGTCAAGAATTACATGCAGATAAAAAAGCAGAGATTGCAGAACGTAAATCTAAAGAACTTGAAGATGCTTTATTGTATCAAAAAGAAGTAAGTAGTAAACTTGTTGATGTTACAAAAGCACTAGAAGACATTGGTGACATTAACGGCAAGCCTACTACATTTTATGAGACTGCAAAAGAAGCATACGAACATAGACAAAACGTTGATAGTTTAAAACAAACATGGAAATCTAAAAAAGAAGAACAAGATCCTTATCAATCACAAATTGACGAGTTAAATCATAGTGCTATTCAAGTAATAACTTGGGATAGTGTAAATGAACTTACAAACTTTAAGGACCACCAAGAATTTTTATTAAAATTGCTAACAAACAAAGATAGTTTTATTCGTAAGAAAATTATTGATCAAAACTTAGCATACCTAAACAACAGACTTACATACTACCTTGACAAACTAGGTTTGCCGCATCAAGTTACATTTCAAAATGATTTAAATGTTGAAATTACACAACTAGGGCAAGACTTAGACTTTGACAACTTGTCACGTGGCGAGCGTAACAGACTTATATTAGGCATGAGTTTTGCATTCCGTGATGTTTGGGAAAGTCTATATCAAGGCGTTAACTTATTGTTTATTGACGAACTTATAGACAGCGGCATGGACACAGCAGGTGTTGAAAATGCACTAAGTGTCCTTAAGAAAATGGCTAGAGAACGTGATAAGAATATCTACTTAATATCTCATAAAGATGAATTAATTGGTAGAGTTAATAATGTAATGAAAGTTGTTAAAGAAAATGGCTTTACTAGTTACGAAAATGATATTGATATTATAGAATGAACGATGTACACGACAAACTTGTAAAAGCATACTTAGAGTATTTCAAAGCTAACGAAAAATTTGAATTACGAAACTCTGTGCGAACACATAGAGAAGTTAGAAGATGGTTACGCACCATTAGATCTTTATCGTATGATAGAATGGAAGAGATACACGTAAAGCATAATACCAAAAAAGAGGCAAATAAAAAAGGCACACAATAAGTACATTCATGCAGTGGACTTATAAAGGTAAAATAATTGACGAAATACCAGATGAGTACGAAGGCTTTGTTTATCTTATTACTAACACCACTACAGGCCAAAAATATATAGGTAAAAAACTAGCAAAATTTAAAACTACTAAGCCACCGCTCAAAGGCAGAAAAAATAAACGACGAGGCTACAAAGAAAGCGATTGGAGAACTTACTACGGTAGTTCAGATAGACTAAACGCAGATGTAGCAACACTAGGCGAAGACAAGTTTACAAGAGAAATATTATACCTATGTAAAGGTAGGGGCGAAATGTCCTACATAGAGGCAAGAGAACAATTTGATAGGCGAGTACTTGAAACAGATGATTACTATAATGGTATCATTAATGTTAGAGTAGGCGGATCAGACAAACTCAAACAGGCATTGCTAGAACATCACATGCAGGCAAAAAAACCAACTTAATCGGTTGACAGTTATATGTAGATCAACTATACTTGTTTATAGGCAGATTTATTATAGCAACAGGCATTCCTAAAAATATTACATACAGGCAAAGCATTCCAACACCTAAGGTTGGCGGGCCAGATTAAAAATACCGCTGTGGAAAAAGCTCTCGTATAGAAGCACACGTACATATTGATTGACTACCCAGAGGTAGGAAGCCACCAAACAAATTGGGCTCACTAGTTGATATAGATTGCATGTTGGCAGTCGAAAAACACAAACACAGTACATAAA